AATTCTTCCGGGAAATCATGATGCAGTAAGACCTGCTGAACCTCAACCTGTTTTAGAAGATGGCGTTCCAAAAAGAGATAATGAAGGTAATACAGATTGGTTAGCATTATACGATTTACCTCCAGATATCAGGCAAGTTGCTATTATTCACGATGGTAATATGGAAAAAAGTTATCCATGGATACATCAAATATCTAGACATTTACATGGATTGGCTTGTGTACATCCATGTGCTTTTCATGGTGCTAGTGTATTAGATGTACCTAGAGCATTAATATTTAATCCACAAGATTTAGGTTCGTTAACTAGAAATAATGATTGGAAAAACAGAAAAAACAGTTTTATTTCTATGCAAACGTTTAAGGGTTGGAAACATGTTGATGATTTAGTTAGAGCCATTCCGCATGTTTCAAAAAATACACGCAAACTTATGGCTGGTGGTGGTATAGAACATAATTACATGACTTCAGTAGATAAATGTAAACCACAATATTTTGTTTCAGAAGAAAGAGACCCAGATATAGATCCTATCTACTATGGTAGAAAAATATGGGATGTTGCGTTAGAACATGGTATGGAGTGGTTAGGGTATTTAAGGCAAGAACGAATACGTTTTCTATTAAGACAATCTAAAGTAGTGATAGATCCTTCTTGGTCTGTGGCGTATGCAAAAGTTGGTGACCATTTTAATCGTGTAGTTGTAGACGGAATAATAGAAGGAGCAATACCTATAGCTAGAAATTTAGGGATATCTACTAATGAAGAGGGTGTAGGAGAGGTGTTTAAACCGTATGAAAATTATATGATGGTTCCTCATGATGCTACTCCTTTAGAGTTTGCTGAAAAAATAGAAGAAACCTGTAATCTGCCTGATTATTTATCTAACGAAATACATCAAGCTAATTACACACTTTTAGCTAACTTTGAAAGAGAAAGAGTTGCTCAACAATACGTTTCGTTAGCGTTTAATATGCCAACAGGATTTTACGGAGAGTTAAAAGTAGGTGAAGTTTCTGATAAAGTTAAAAATAAAACAGAAGAAGTTATGTCAGACTTTTTTAAATTGTCAAAACAAGTATAGGAGAAAATAATGGCGAAAATAGTAAATTGTGAAAATGTGCATGAAGCGTTTATATTGGGTATAGATTTATTCAGGTGGGATGGAGATATATGTAAACAAGAAAGTAGAGCAGGTACAACGTTAGAGTACGATGGTCCAGTAATAACTACTTATAAAAATCCATGTCAACGTGTAATTTTTTGGGAACCTCGCGATGCTAATCCTTTCTTTCATTTTATGGAGGGTTTATGGATGTTAGGTGGTAGAGACGATGTACATTTTCTAACAAGATATAACAAACGTATGGCTGAGTACAGTGATAACGGAGTGACCTTAAACGGAGCATACGGACACAGATGGAGAAGATTTTTCGAAAAAGATCAGTTAGACATTATAGCCAATCGATTACAAAACGATCGTACAGATAGAAGATGTGTATTAGCAATGTGGGATTGTGTAAGGGATTTAGATCGTGATACTAAAGACACACCGTGTAATACACATATATATTTTAAAGTAAGAAACAACAAATTAAATATGACTGTATGCTGTAGATCTAACGACATGATTTGGGGAGCCTACGGTGCAAACGCAGTTCACATGTCTATGTTGCAAGAATATATGGCAGCAAGGGTAGGTGTAGAGGTAGGTGTTTACAACCAAATTAGCGATAGTTTTCATGTTTATGAAGATGTGTACAACGAAATGGAAAGACGACTTCCTGAAGTAGATTATTATGCTATGAAATATCCTATGACTGGAAGTCCGTATGATAATATTTCTGTTTACCCTATGCTTGCACCAGATGACGACTCGATAAGAGTATTTGATGAAGACTTACATAGTTTTCATAGAATTCCTGCAGACCAATGGAGGTTTGAGCATCCGTTTTTTATACATGTAGTTCAACCTATCCATAAAGCATGGTTTATGCATAAAGATAAAAATACACAGGGAGCAATCTCTATATTAAAAGAGTTTTGTAAAGCAGAAGATTGGAGTTTAGCCTGTGTAGAATGGCTACAACGAAGATTAAAACCTAGTTTAGTGGAAACACCAACAAAAGATGGTGGTCCAACTAAATTATCAGGAGGTAAAGTTGACAACATGGTCGTATAGTAGATTATCTGTGTTTGAGCAATGCCCTAAAAGGTATTATTACTCTAGCATAGAAAAAATACCAACTCCTCAACATCCTGCTGCTACTAGAGGAACGAACATCCATATAGAAGCAGAAAACTATATAAAAGGCGAAGGTGAACTCACTAAAGGTTTACAGATGTTTGAGTTAGGCTTTGAGGATTTAAGACAAGGTTATATAGATGGTCACGTTTTCGTAGAAGAAGATTGGGCATTTGATTTAGACTGGCAACCTAGTGGATGGAGAGAAGATAAGACTTGGTGTAGGTATAAAATAGACGCATACGTTAAAAAACCCGATCGCACAGTAGTCATAGATTTCAAAACAGGTAGATATATGGGCAACGAAGAGTCCCACGAACAGCAATGTGCCTTATATGCATCTGCAACATACAATCGTGATCCTTCGGTAGAAAATATACAAGCAGAATTATGGTATTTAGATCATGGTAAAATATCTAGACACTCATACACAGTAGAGGAAATAAAAGAACGACAAGGAATGTTTCATAAACGAGCATTAAAATTAACAGAAGCAAAAGAATATCCAGCAAACGCAAGTGTAAAAAATTGTCGCTGGTGTCATTATGGTAAAATAGGAATATGTGATGAATATAGATCAATCTAAAAAAGTAAAAAATTTATTAGACATTTTAAGTGGTGGCGAAGTTAAACGTTATCACACTATGAAAACTATCGGTGAGCAAACAGTAGCTAATCATTCATGGGGAGTAGCAGTTATTTTAAATTGGCTAAAACCTGACATAAGTAAAACAGCACTTTTAAAGGCATTAAGCCACGATGTAGCTGAAAAAAGAACTGGAGATATGCCAGCTCCGACTAAATGGAATAATGAAGATTTAGCGTATGAACTACGCAGAGTTGAAAAAGAAATAGAAGAAGAATTAGGTGTAGACTACGATCTAGATGCAGAAGAACAGGAATATTTTAAACAATCTGACCTGTTTGAACTTTTACTATATTGTGTAAATCAAAGAAGTCTAGGAAACACAAATGTTAATGTAGTTTTTAGTAATGGTGTGGAGAAGTTAGTTGATATGAACTTAAATAAAAAAGGCAAAGCATTGTTGGGTTATTTAGTTAAGTCTTATGGAGCTACAGAGTGAGATCTATGCCTTTATTTCCTCCCAAATCTGACTGGACTGCTCCTGATACATTGCCTGATTTATCATCAGCCAAACGCATAGCCATAGATTTAGAAACTAAAGATCCTAATTTAAATGTTTCTGGTCCAGGATGGGCAACTGGAGATGGATATGTCACTGGCTTTGCAATTGCTACGGATACATGGTCTGGGTATTTACCTATAAGACACGAGGGTGGTGGTAATCTAGATGAGGGTTTAGTAAAACGCTGGGTAAACAAAACATTATCAAGTGATTGTGATAAAATATTTCATAATGCTTTGTACGATGTAGGTTGGTTAAAACGAGAAGGAATACAAATTAATGGTAAAATACATGACACTGTAATTGCTGCTCCGTTAGTTGATGAAAATAAACGAAGATATTCTTTAAATATATTAGGAGAAGAATATTGTGGTGATATAAAAGATGAAACATTACTCACTGAAGCAGCAAACAGCTATGGAGTTGACGCAAAATCAGAAATGTGGAGACTTCCTGCTAGGTATGTAGGGCATTATGCTGAACAAGACGCTCTGTTGACTCTAAAATTATGGGATAAATTGAGTAAATTAATGGATATAGAGAATTTACACAGTATATATGAACTGGAATCTAGTCTTATTCCTTTGCTTGTAGAGATGCGATGGAACGGTGTGCGTGTTGATGAAAATAAAGCAGAACAGTCGGCAAAAGAATTAAAAATTAAAGAGAACGAATGCGTAAAACAAATAAAATATAAATATGGTGTCGATGTAGATGTGTGGGCATCTGCTAGTGTCGCAAAAGCATTTGATAAGGCTGGTTTAACTTATCCCAGAACTAAGAAAACTAATGCTCCAAGTTTTACAGGTAAATGGCTAGAAAGTCTAGATCATGGATTGCCAAAACTTATAGTTGAGGCTAGAAAACTACAAAAGATTAGAAGTGCGTTTATAGAAAATATGATTTTAAAACATGCACATAACGGCAGAATACATGGACAAATGCATCCATTACGTGGAGATTCTGGTGGTACTGTTAGTGGACGATTTAGTTATAGTACGCCTAATTTACAACAAGTTCCTGCTCGAGATCCAGTGTTAGGTCCATTAGTTCGTGGATTATTTTTACCTGAAGAAGGACATAAATGGGGAGCATTCGATTATTCACAACAAGAACCTAGATTGACCGTACATTATGCATCGCAAATGGAACTTCCTGGTGCTGATGAAGCAGTGCAAGCATATCGCCATGAAGATGCGGACTTTCATCAGATTGTAGCAGACATGGCAGGGATATCTAGAAAAGATGCTAAAGTAATTAATTTATCCTTGAGTTATGGTATGGGTAAAACTAAATTAATTAATGCATTAGGTATTAACGAACTAGAGGCTGACGTGTTGTTTAACACTTATCACTCAAAAGTACCTTTCATCAAAGAGCTAACACTAGCATGTTCTAGAAGAGCAGAAAATGTTGGCTACATCACAACATTGTTAGATAGACGATGTCGTTTTGATTTATACGAACCAAGAAACGAGAAAGACATACCATTGCCGTATGAAAAAGCATACGAAGAGTATGGTGGAAACATTCGCCGAGCATACACCTATAGAGCATTTAATAGGTTGATACAAGGCAGTGCAGCAGATATGACAAAACAAGCCATGGTGGATTTATGGAACGAGGGTATAGTCCCACACATCCAAGTACACGATGAGTTAGATATATCTGTTAAAAATAAAGAAGAAAGCAGAAAGGTTGTGGAAATAATGGAAACCTGTGTCGATTTAGACGTTCCTTCAAAAGTAGATGCCGAAATAGGTGATACATGGGGAACAGCTACTGTCGATCACAATAAATTTTGGAGCAATTAATGCAAGGTATAAACGAAGAGTTGGCTACCAACTTCTTAAAAAGAAATAAAGAAATGTTTGATATGTATAAACAAGGTTTAACCATGGAAAACATTGGTGATAAATATAACATTTCTAAACAAAGAGTGCATCAGATTATACGAAGATGCAAAATAGGAGAGGGTCATTATTATGACGCTTTACAAGTAGAGCAAGAGAAAAAACATCTTCCTAACGAAGAGTATAAAGATTGGCTCGAAACCAAAGGAATCAAGAAAGTAAAAAATAGATTTCTTTGAAAGAGAGTGCATTCTGGTCTCTTGTAAATAAAAACCTGAGCAACATGCATACACAAAGAATAGAAACGGGAGGCACAGGTAGAGGCATTCCAGATTTTAATGCATGTTGCGAAGGAACAGAGTTCTGGGTAGAACTAAAAGTTGTTAATGCTGGTAAAAAAATTGGTCTTCGACCTGAGCAAGTCGGGTGGTTGATTAAAAGATCTATGAGTGGTGGCAAATGTTTTATTTTAGTTAGAACTCCAGCAGCAGAAATTTATTTATATAAAGGTGAGGATGCCAGACAAGTTGCCGATGACGGTTTACGTTTGACTCCTGAACTGTGTTTAAAAAAGCCATATGACTGGGAATTATTAATTAAAACTTTTTTAAAATAGTCCTTTACTTTATTGTAGAAATGAGATACACTGATCCTAGATTAGTTAAAGAAAGGAGAAAAACTATGGAAAATAATCTAAATCCGTATGATAAAAATTTATCCACGGTATTCAAAACTTTACGTAAAGCTGTGAATGGTAATACTAATGCTGAAAAAGCATTACAATTATTATCAGAACATGTAAAACGTAAAACACCAAGAAGTAAACCAAAAACTTCTAAAACTTACGGCATCGCACCTAATGATATTGTTAATCAATCTAGCGATTATCGTAATGGTATTAAAACTCCACGTTCTATTAACATAAAAGATATGGTCGAAGGAATCGGTTCTAGAAATCGTCCTGTAGATATTCTTAAAAAAGAACTTGGTATTTGCGAGGCAGACCTCAATTACTTTCGTAAGTGGGGATATATTAACATAACTAAAAGAGAGGTGGCATAATGGCTGACACATTCAACATCACAATAAAATGTGAGTCAGAAGAAGAAAGAGATAATTTACTCGAGTCTTTAGATTTGAGTAAATTAAAAAACCCACAAGTGTTTTATTCTGAAAACGATGGTAGACATTTTGACGATGCGGAAAGAGAAGTTATCTAATGGCTAGGAACGACGCACCAAGGAGTATTATGAGCTATATTAAGCAAAAATATAGCTTACCACTCCACACTCCGTTTAGTAAGTTAGAGAAAATATTGTCTAAACAAGATTACGAGATGTTTATGCATGCCATGAAATATCCTAATGGCATGCCTGACAATCAGACTCCTAATTACGACCATGATACAAAGTCCTTTACTTTTAGAAAAAAGTAGAACATGATTCGACTGTGATTAATTATTTAGGAGAAAATTATGAAACAGTATAAACAGTTAAATCCCTACAGTATTAGAACTCAAGAAAAACTACGTAGGAGAATAGACGAAAAGAGTTTTTCTGATCCGAACGAGATTAAAAAATCAGAAGACAGGAAAAAAGCTATGAAGAAAAAAAGAAAACTTGCAAAGAAAATGCGACAGAAAAATAGGAGAGCATAATGGATAAAGAATTAGCACCTCGTCCATGGATAGAAAATTCATACGAGGAAATGCGAGAAAAGTTTTATAAAAAAGCTAAACACCTAGTGCCTACTTACGATAAGATTGTAAGCGAGGAATATTCTAGTGAACGCATGGGTGGTTGGATCGTTCGCGATACAGCTGACATGATGATAGGTTGGGTTGGTAATTTAGGAGATGTAAAAGTTTACGATTACGAGCCAACTACAAAAGCAAACGCAAACTCGAGGAACTTTAGGACATGAGTACAGATTGTCCGTGTACTGATATTCGTAATAGTTATAAGATTACTAAAGACGGAGTCTTACAGAGTGTCTTAGAATGCGAGGATTGTGGTAAAAGAGAAGTCGTAAAATTCGACGAAAAATATAATACAAGGAGAAATAATGAACAGAAATAATACGTATCATGAAGAAGAAGTGCTTTATAAAAAACACAGCAAAGTCGCCAGAAAACTTGCCAAAAATAAACATAATAGACGCATGGTTGACAAACTTAAAAAACATAAAATTACCAAGATTATGTTAGGGAGAAAATAAATGAGAATAGGAATAACGTTTGGTGCTTTTGATTTATTTCACGCTGGGCATGTGTTAATGTTGCAAGAAGCTAACACTGTGTGCGATCATATGATAGTTTGTGTACAGAGAGATCCCAGTGTTGATAGACCAGAGAAAAATAAACCTATACAAAATATTGTAGAACGACAATTACAAGTTAAAGGATGTCGTTATGTAGATGAAGTTCTTGTCTACGAAACTGAGCAAGATGTATTAGATATTTTAGCAGGTGTACAATGGGATGTTAGGATTATCGGTGAAGAATATTACAATGCTCCGTACACTGGTCGTGATGAGTATAAAGATAATCGCAAAAAAGAGATTTATTATAACAGCCGTCAACATGGATTTTCGTCCAGTGAGCTCAGAGAAAGAAAAGAAAAATAATTTTATAAACTCCTTTACTTTTAAAAAAGAATGAGATATGATGTATCTTGTATTTAACATTATAGGAGAAAAAATATGGAAAATATAGAAAAAATCTTAAAAGATGGAATTGAAGAAATGCCTGAAACAAAAAACGCTTTTCTTACATCAAATGTAAATCATAAAACTCTATCGTCTTTGGAAAAACTTGCTGAACTACACGAAACACTAACAGAAAAAAGTGTTATGAACGAGGATATACACTGGCTCATAAGAGATACCATGCAAGATTTAAATTGGATAAGAAAAACGACTGCTAGAAAACAAGTAGAACTTTCAGAAAAATTGTTTTCAATTTAGTCACAAACGTAAAATAAAATGGCACCTTTATTGGTGTCATTTTTATGTGGATCTGGCTGATCGATCTTCTGGAATATCGCCTTTCATCCAATAGGTTAAGGAATAGCGTTTACCTTTAGTGATGTTGAGTGCCGTGTGGCGATGTGTCACTCGCGATGGAAATAAAATGGCATGACCAACAGGTAAATTACCAGCACCAAATTTTTGGTTTTCAAAATACACGCCACCATCTTCAAAGTCGTCGTTGAGTTGGACTGACAATGAGATGTCTGCCAAACCGTCATGATGCCATCCAGGATTGCCAATCTGCCCATCCATGCTGTGCTTAACCACAAACGCCGATGATAACCAAACTAAAGGGAATGCCCATTTACTACATGCGATTGGTAGAATGTGTTTCTCAATATTTTGGATGTGTGTTGTATTTATATAAGGTGACATATCTTTTAAATCCATCTCGGGAGCAGGATAAGAATCTCCTGGTCTATGCCCAAATTTTCCAATGGCCTCGCACAAATTTACCAGATCGGCACAATATTCTGGTGTTAAAAACGGAAAGCTAATAATATCTGGTGCTGGTTCTTCGATAAAATCTAACACCGATGCTTTAACTTCTTCGGTCGGCATAAAGTTTTCTTCGGGAACAAGCACATAATCTTGTGTGGCTTCTAAAAGCTCGGGAGCTATATTATCGGGACTGTAATTATAGATTCGATGTAAATCTACCATGGTTATATTGTACTCTAAAAAAGTTTTATAAACTCCTTTACTTTTGACATAAAATACAGTATGAAAAAATTTTTATAAACTCCTTTACTTTTAGCATAAAATACAGTATGAAAAATTTTTTAAAAAAATTTAAAAAAGTCCTTTACTTTTTTAGAAACATGAGATACAATGTCTTATATTGTCGGCTTGGTAGTTAAACGACACAAAACTTAAAGATAACTACACTCTTACGAAGTTAAGTCCATATGACGCTTCTAGCCTCTTCGTAAGTTATAGCTAAACGATACAAATTATGGTAGCTACAAGATTCACGTGGTAGCTTAAATCAGACATGTTAACAACTCTTGCCATATCTAACATGCTTTATAGGGCAGATTTATTTTTACTTAACGATAATTTGCAAAACGTCGACTGGTAAGAGTAGCCTGAAAAGGTGCGTAAAGTTTAGGCTACCTCTTGAGCAATGCTCAGAGTTTTGTAGTCTCAGCTTTATGCCTGATTAGTGCGAGTGTTGCAACGCTCGTCAATGTTGATTCAACTGCAAACGGGGTACCTATCAAATAGAGTTCGGTACTTTTACCAGTCTAAAGGCAAACTATGCGGCTACCTGTCTTATAAAGCATATTGAAATAAT